CGGGGGCATCGGCCGGGGATGCGCTCAAGCGCGCCTGGATGGAGTCCTCGGGGATGGTGGACTCAGCCCGACGCCTTGTGCCAGGCGGCCCGGCAGAAGGCCCAGCCCGTCTCGGGCTAGAGGAGGCGCTTCGGCTAGACGCCCCGTTGCGCCCGCTGCCGAGCTACCCGAAAGCCGCCCTAGGCGCGGACGATGCCGCCGAGGCGGGCGCCGCTTCTGCCGCGGACGATGCCGTCCCCGATGCAGAGTGGGCGTCTCTGTCTGGCCGGGACAAGCTGGCCGCGCTCGTCGAGCGGGCGCAGGGCGAGCAGTCGTGGTGGCAAGACAGCGTGGCCGCGACGCGCCCGCTTGTGTCTCGCCCGGCGCGCTACCTGTCTCGGGTCGAAGGAGAGGCGGGCAAGGCGGCGGGGTTCCGGCTCGAGGATCTGACGCATACCAAGCAGCGCCTAAGCGAGAACGGGCTAAGGTTAATCAAGGAACACCTTGGCGACTTGGACAAGGTGCAGCGCACCGAGGTCACGTCGGTGCTGAACGGCACGCTGTTGCCAGGCGATGCCACTCCCGAGGTCGCGCGCGCCGCTGCTGGCATGGCCGACTTCTACGATCAATGGGCGAACTTGGCCCAGCGCGAAGGGCTGCTCACGAAGGACTTCATCGCTGAGCAGGCCGAGCCGATCTTCCGCAAGTTCAAGCCGATTCCCAAGAACTACTCGCCGCTCATCCGCGCCGAGGACAACATCAACATGAGCCTGCGGGACCGCCTGCGCGGGATCTATAAAAAGGACACCGTGTCGCACGCGCGGCGCCCGATGGGCGAGGGCGACGCCGAGGTCGAGTACCTGACCGACGCGCTCGACATCGCAAAGACCTACACCGACGACTACGCGCAGAAGATCGCCATTGCCCGCACCTTTGGCTCCGAGTCCGGCCGCACCCTCAACGCCGGCAAGCCCTGGGGCAAGCAGGCCATGGAGATTTACGACGCCATCCGGCAAGAGGCCGACCCCATCGCTCCCGAGATGTTCAAGGAGACGATGGACCGGCTGTACACCGGGCAGCAGACTGCCGGGCAAAAGGCTGTCGGCGACATCAACGCCCGCGTCACGTCGAGCCTACTCGGCGGGTCATGGGCCACGCAGCTAGGGCAAGCGGCGTCACCCATCTGGCGCTACGGGCTAGGGAACACAATGGAGGGGATCGGCCGGTACCTACGCGACCCCGATCTGCGCGCGCTCGTCAACGCCTCTGGCGTCAGGGATTCCGGCTATGCCAACTACTTAGCTGCGGGCAACGACTCGTTGTCGTCGCTGCCGATCCGCGCCATCGGGAAAGTCGAGAGCATCCTCCGCGGCCCGCTCAATGCCGGGGTCGTCCCCTATGTGGAGAAGCTCGCCGACGACGTAGCCGGCGGGCGATCCAACGCCGCCGTCGCAAAGCAGCTTGAGGAACTGTTGCTCACTCCTGACCGCCTAGCCGGCGGCAGCGCGGGCCTGGACTGGAACACGCTGAAGGACGCGATCCAAGCCAGCGGCCGGCGCTCGCAGTTCCACGCCGGGATGATCGGACAGACGGGCAATGCGTTCCTCGACCCCGGCGTCGCCAAGACGGCGGTGTCTTTGCAGCCGTTTGGTTGGTCGGCGTGGACCGCGGCGCAGGACGACATCCTAGAGCCGCTGCTCTCAAAGGACAGCGACCTGCGCAAGCTTGGCATGGGTCGGCTGGCGCGCATGATCCCGGCTTCTCTCGGCGCCGAGGCGCTGCGCGAACTGATCACCTCGGGGGTCCGACTCCAGCGGCCCAATCCGCGCGAGGTGGTGGCGAACGCGCTCGGGACGCAGTTCGGGACGCCGGGCCAGATCCTCGGAGGGCAGCTAGTCTTGGAGTCCAACGTGGACCCGCGGTTCTCCCTGACGCCACCTATCGTGAGCGTACTGTCGGGGCTTGAGAAGGACTTGACTCATGGCGACTGGGGCAACGCCGCGTTAAACGCCGCTGCGGTCCTCGACCCGACCGGCTTCGCGGCCATGTTGCGGCCGACGCTCAGGGGCCTAGGCAGGGCTGCGACGCGATGACCTCATCGCGAAAAGTCTCCGACCTGCTCCCGGTCGTCGCGAAGCGTTGCCTAGCGTTCGTCGCGAAGGCTCAGGCCGAGGGCATCGAGGTGATCATCACGTCCACTTACCGGGACTCCGAGAGCCAGAATGCGCTCTACGCGCAGGGCCGGACGAAGCCTGGCAAGGTAGTGACGCGAGCGCGCGCTGGGCAATCGTACCACAACTTCCGCGTGGCGTTCGACTTCGTGCCGGTCGTCCACGGCAAGGCGGTCTGGACCGACCTCGCGTTGTTCCGGCGCTGCGGCGAGATCGGCGAGTCTCTGGGGCTGGAGTGGGGCGGGCGGTGGCAGGGGATGAGGGACAGGCCGCACATGCAGTACACGGGTGGCCTGTCCCTCGCGGAGATGCGAGCGGGGAAGGCACCAAAATGAACGACTACATCTGGCAGGGCGCGCTGATGGCGGCGCAGGCTTGCATTGGCGCCGGCGTCGGCGTGGCCGTCCGGTCGCTGCGTGGAATCCACGCCGACGTAGAGCGGATCAGCGAACACCTCCGCGTGATGAACGGGAGGCTGGGCAAGCTGGAGCAGCGAGTCGAGGACCACGAAGACCATTGCTCGGAGCTACACGACCGACACAAGACTGACGTACTAGGCATACGCGACCGATTGGATCGCGTAGTTGGAGGACACGCAAAATGAACGACATCGACTACAAGTGGCTGCTGATGTTCGTGGCACAGCTAGGCGCCGGGCTGGCGATCATCTTCGCCGGTGGCGCCGAGATGCGCGACCTGGGCATCGGCCTGATCGGCGGTGCGTTCGGGGCCGGGGTCACGGCTGGGCGCACCCTGATCAAGTAGCTACGGCTTGCCGACCGCGGGCGGCGCCGGCGCGCGGAACCCGACTCGCGTCCAGATCGTGCAGATCGCGTCCACCAGCATCCCGACGAGCGGGGCGAGCGAGGCCCAGGGCACGTCCTTCACTTCCTTCACGCCGCTCAGGGCACCGGTGCGCCGGGCACCCTCGTAGATCGTGCCCACCAGGTCGAGGACGGCGTCACGCTTCTGCTGGCCGCTTGCAGGGGCGCCGTCCATCTCGAGGACGAAGCGCCGGACGAACGGGGTCAGGTCGGCAAGCAACAGGAATACGTTCGAGTTCATGGGTTGTCCTTTTGGTCCCGCGCGATGAGCAGCAGGATTAGGTAGCCGACGAGGTCGAGGATCGTGTCCTCGTCGTCGATGACGCCGGCGTGAATGCGGGACAGCTTGTCGTCGATGCGCACTCGGATCGCCTCGTGGCTGGTCCCCCGCGAGAACACCCGCACGGGGTGGAGCGCAGAGTCGCCGTACTTCTGGTTTTTCTCGACCAGCATTTCGCGGATGCCGTCGCACTTGGCGGCGATCTTCTCTGCGGTCGTCATCCGGGCGACCAAAGTGGAGATGCGGTCGTCGGTCGTCATGGCTGGGTGTACTCCACTACGTTGCTCGCCAGGTGCCGGCCGTCGCGGTCGGAGCCGACAAGTTGGAACCGATAGGTCTGCCCCGAGGCCAGGCTCACCTTCACGTTGTCGGCGCACCACGCGCCGGCCGGCGTCGCGCAGAGGCGCGCCTGGTTCAACCGGGCGGCCGGGCGGCCGTCGAGCAACAGGTCCACCGACTGGAGGCCGGGCGCCCAGTCCGCGAACACGATGCGCAGCGCGCGCTCGTCGCAACCGGCCAGCAGGATGGCGGCGAGTAGTGCCCACCTCATGTTGAGCGGCTTTTAGCCTTTGTCCACTTGCCAGCGAGGCCGAGAGAGGCCCGCAGCGCCCGGTCGCTGGCCTCGGTCACGGGGATGCCTTTCAACCATCCCCATGCGGTGCGGTTGCTGCACCCGGCCAGCCGCGCGAGCCGTGGTGCCGAGATCGACGCGACGCCGGCCGCATCGGCCGCTGCCATGAGCTTCTGCCTATCGAGGACGTGCGCGGTGCGCTCCACCGGCCGCTCCTTCCAGTCTGCCTTTTGCTTCTTCATCGTCATCCTCTTTTTGATCTGGTCCACCGAGATGCCGGCGCGACCTATGTGCGAACGAGCTTGTTCAGCGGCCGGCACCCGCGGATCTGGAGCGCCCCCGAAGGCAGCCGGCACAGCCGACCGCAGGGCTGGCCCGCGATGATGAGCGGGTGGCAGCGCGGTTCCGGCGGCGCCGCCCCGAAGGCGCGAACGACGCACCACGCGAACACGACCCACCACGCCAGCCCGGCCAGTAGCGCCCAGGTCACTCCTCGGGGGGCACGCATAGTTCTCCCTTCGCGATCAGCCATGCCCGCACCATGCGGAGATATGTCTCCCATTCGATGACGACGATGGGCGCCGAGCGGTCGCGCCGCAGGAACAGCAGGTCGTTCTCGCCGAGCCACCGGGCCAGCGTCGCGAAGCCTTCGCCGTTGGCCCGCGCTTTCACTTCCGCGACCAAGGTAGATCCGACGCGGATGTCGCCCTTGTAGCCCTGCATCGCGCCGCTCAACGGCACCCGCTTCGCCGGGATGCCGGCGTCGAGGTGCAGCTGGACGAGCAGTCGCTCGACTCGGCTGCCTTTCTGCCGGCGGCCGGCGGCGGTCATGCGGCTACCCAGACCACCGAGCTACGCCCGGCGCGCGTCGGCCGGGTCCGGCCCGAGTCGCGCACTAGCCCGCGCTGCACCAGTTCGACCCGCCGCGGTCGCTGCGTGGACCCACCGAGGTCGAGCGCCGTCTGGATCTCCTCGTCGGTGGCGCCATCCTCGCCTCGGTCGCGCAGGTGCGCGAGTACTTGGGCGCGTTGGGCGCCCGAGTGTGGCGCTGCCCGCTCTGCCGCCTCGACCGAGGTGCGACTGTGCTGCTGCGATGGCGTTTCAAACAGCGGCCCGAGTGCGGCCGGCGCCTGGCGCATGATCCCCCATCCCATCGTCCACCTCCTTCCGCACCGGGAGGGGCCAGCCATCGTGTGGCCGACCCCTCCCATCCCCGGTTCAGATTTCCAGGTCGGCCGTGTCGGGCCACACGTCGGCGATGCCGCCCTCGACGACCTCGCGGAGGTCGAGGATTTCGTAGCTGCCGTACTTCTGCTCGTCGGCCAGGACTGCCTCGACTGTCGCGCCGTCGCGCAGCAGGACGCCGAAGTCGTCTTTCAGCGTTGCGATGCGCAGGCCCTGTTCGGTGTTCGCCGAATGCTTCGTGAAGCTGAAGGGCTTGCCGTCCTTCCGCGTCCCCTCCTTCAGGTCATGGTACGCGCGCGTGACGACGAACGTCTGGTACTGCTCGTCCGAGTAGCTACCGGCGGCCGCAGCCGCGCGGCCTTCTTTGGGAAGAGGGGGCCGGGGCCGGCCGAGAGGAGGTCGCTGCGAGGTCACGGAGGTGAGTGACCGCGGCCGGCCCCGGTGTCCCGGTGCGGGGAGTAGGCGCACCGGGCTTGTGTGACGCGGCGGCCGCGTCATCGTCCTCGTCGGCCACGATCCCGAGTGCAGCCGCGAGCGAATAGCGGCGCAGATAGGTGATCGCAGAGCCGACGCCTTGTGGGTCTTGTTTGGCGATGGGCGTCGTGACGGTGTCGCGAATCCACTCGCCGCTTTCGGCATGGATCAGCATCGTGACGAGGGCCGCGTGCCCGGCGGGTGCGGCGGTCGGGGTCTGCACGACGGCCATGCCGGCCTTGCCCAGCGACTCGCGGCAGCTGTCCCACACCGACAGCAGGGTCGCGTACTTCGACCTGAACGCGGGGTTGGTCGCGTCCTTTTCGGCGGGCTTGATCGCGGACTGCACGGCGACGATAGCGCCGGCGATAGCACCGATGGTGGCAGAAGTTTCCATGTCATCGCTCCTTGAATTTCGCGACCGAGTAGGTCTGGTAGGTGTAGGGCTTGGTGACTTTCTCGCCGACCTCGACGACCTTGCGGCGCATCGCGTAGCCGGTGCCGGGCAGGACGCCGACCTCGGCGTCGCCCTGGAGTCCGAGCAGCGCAGCCTTGGCTTCCTTGGCGCGGGCTTCGTATATCTTGGCTTGGGCCTCGCTGGTCCTCATCTGCTCCCAGAGCGACACGGCGGCCGGCGGGAGCGAGATGATCGACCGCTCGCGGGCGGGGACCATCGCGAGGTACGTCTTGATGTCGCCCTCCGATGTCGGTGGGGGCGGCGTGCCGGTCGCGACGTAGCGGTTCCAGAACTCGGCGAGTTCCTCGAGGATGGCCTCCTCGGCCGCGACGTGGCGCTCGACGCGCGGGCAGGTGTAGTCGCTGCCGGCAATCAACGTCGGGAAGTCGTCCCACGGCGCGTCGGCCACGATCATCTCGACCGCGGCTTGCACCTGGTAGTGGAGGGGCGGCTGCCCGTCGTGCCATCCGGCCACGCTCGACGTGGCCTTTGCCTGCGCGAGGCCGGCGAGCTTGCCGGCGGAGTCGTAGACGAACGCATCGGGCGTCGCTGCGAGCCACGGGTGCGCGGCCGACCGGTGCAGCTGGTCGTTCGGCGCGACCCTTAGCGTCGTGTCCTCGGCGTAGCGCGCGAGGATCGCCGGCTCCAAGAGTCGGCCCAGGCGCATCCGCTCGGACTCGACCACGGTCGAGACGCCCTCGACCTTCTCGCGCCATACGTCGAGCCGCGAGCGCCAGGGGCTGTGGCCGAGGACAGCGGCCGCGTCGGACGCGGTCAGGTACGACCGGCGGGCCGTGAGCCACTCCTCGCGGTCGGTCGTCGCAATGGCGACCCCGCCGCTCATCGCGCACCCAATAGGGTGGCGAGCGTCAGGACGCCGGCCAGGAAGCCGGCGGTGCCGGCGCCGAGCAGCGCGTACACGTCGTAGCCGGTGCGGATCTCGGGGCGCTCGAGCCGGACCAGCCGGCCCTCGGTGCGGGTGTACGCGATCATGCCGCACCCCCGTTCCAGCTCGCGTTCAGCGCGTCGTATTCCTCGACGGTCGGCTGCACGTCCGCGATGGCGAGGCGCTCGCAACCGATAGAGTCGAGCAGCGCAGACACCTCGGCCAGCAGGCGCAGCGCGTCGGGCGACAGATAGAGCCGCGCCTCGACCGCGTACCGGCCGCGTAGCTCGGCGAGTCGCATCGCCATCCTGATCAGGTCGTCGTTCATGGGGTTCGCCTCCCTTGTTGGCCCATCATCGGGCTGGCAGGATCAGACCATGCGATGCCGATGTTGTCAAGACCTCCAGACGAGAAAGAAGCGGCCGAGCCGTAAAGCCGGGCCGCTCCTTCCTGGGGCGGGCGTGGTAGGGAGGCGAATCCGCTAGCCGACTGCCCGCCTTTCCTTCGGTCGTTCTTCGGCGTTGAGGTGCTGCATCACGATCTTGCGGATGACCGACGAGATGGGCCTCACGTCGTCGTCTGCCATCTGCCGGAGCTTCTGGTCTATATCGACGGGAAACTTGACGTAAATGCCCGGCCCCATGCGCTTACCGTGTAAAGGCTTGCCTGCCATCGTGTCCATACCTCTTGGGTCTAGCGAGGATTGTTGACAGGATCAACCCCGGTTCGTATAGGCGGCGGGTGGAGGTGCCTACGATGGCAACGACGAAGCAGCGGTGGTGGATTCCTCTCCGGTTTCTGGAGCTAGCGGCCGACCCGGTGGTGCGGCGCATGGAAGCGGGCGACCGGTGGTCGGTCCTCGAATGCCTGTGCGACGCTTGGCGAGCGGGCGCGCTGGGCGACAAGCCGACCTACCTCGGGGCGCACGTCTGGCAGGCGGTCGAGCGACTGTGGCCGACCTACGCGGCCGAGTTAGTGCGGTGCGAGCAGGTCAGCGAGAAGCGTCGGAAGTCGGCTGCGCTGAGATGGGATACAATTGCACAGCAAAAGCAATCCAAACCGATGCAACAATCACAATCACAATCACAAACACAACCAAAGAACATAGTGGTGCGCGCGAGGCGCGCCCCTTCGAGCTTTCAGGTCGACGACAAGCATCGAGCGATAGCCGCGGAACGCAAGGTGGACCTCGACCAGGAGCTTGCGGCGTTCTGCGACCATGAGTTCGCCGTCCCTCGATCCGACTGGCCGGCCGCTTTCCGCAACTGGTTGCGTCGCGCTCGCGCCCCTTTGCGCGCGGCGCCCCGCGAGCATCCGACCGACGCTCGCATCCGGCAGCTGCTCGGCGACCCTCGGGAGATCGCGATATGACCATCGACGAGGCGAAGCGGGTGACTGCCTACTGCGCGGCCGCGTACCCCGGCCCGCCCTGGGCCGAAACGTCCCTTCTACTGTGGGCTAAGGAACTGCAGGATCTTCCGTTCGACGCGGCGCTGGCCGGCGCCCGGTGGATGGTCCAAAACAAGGCGAACTTCCCGAGCGTGGCCGACGTGCGGGCGGGCGCGCACCGGCACATGGTCGCAGCGAGAGCGGGCGCCGACAGCCGCGCGCTGCTCGAGGCGCCCGCCCCTTCGCCTGAGGACCAGACCCTCGCCCGTCGCGCCTTGGCCGACATGGTCGAGCAGCTGAAAGCCGGCCTCTCGGCGAAGGGCCTCGCACCCACGTCAGGATCGAGCGGAAAGGGGGCAAGGCGCCCCTAACGCCCCTTGGGCTAGGCCACCCTAGCCTTTGCCCATTCCCGCACGCTTGGCAGCCTTAGCGGCGCGAGCGCGCGCGGCTTGGCGCCTGGCTTGCTCGCGCTGCTCGGGAGTCCAGACCCGGCCGGCGCGTCCAGCCGCTAGCCGCTGGCGCGACCCCTCGCGTTCTTCTGGCGTGTACACGCGCCCCTTTGCCCCTTTCCTCGCCGTGCAGGATCGGCACCACATGCCTGCCCCGCACAAGGGGCAAGGCAACTCGTCGGGGTGCAGCCCGTGGTAGGCTTCCACGATTGCGACGACCCGCTGAATCACGATCTGCCAAGCCAGGGGCCTCGGGTCGGCGGTCAGGAAGTTCGTTGGGCGCCCCTTTCGGATGGTCTGGCACGCTTCGGTTAGGGTCGGATCGGCGCCCCTTGTCGCCCTGGCAATCGCGTCAAGCAGTAGTGGCAGGGCCTCGGTGTCTGTCATCGTCGCCCCTTCCTAGTTTCCCTGGAAATGCTCGCGGATTCGCGCGATGACTTCCTGCACGCGGCCGATCAGGCCGGCGAGTAGAGCCGGGCGAAAAACGGGTTCTGCGTCTGCCAGGTTCTCGAGCTGCTGTTCCAGGTCGTTGGCAACGTCGTGCCATTCCTCGTCGGTCATGTTCGCCCCTTTATTCGCCCGGAATCCGGGCGCAGAAAAGGGGCGGAGCCGGATAGGCTCCGCCCCTTGTTTCGGATTTACGGCCGGCGGCCGTCGTTATCGGCGATTGCGGCCCAGTTTCCGTTTACGCAGCAGATTGCCTCGACGATGGCGCCCCATGTCTTCGCTTTGCGAACCTGAGCTTTCCAGGCCGCGTCTCGCGCATGGCCGGACGTGTCGCCCGGCCCGTGCTGGTAGACGGGTTGCGCGAGGATCGCGGTTTTGAAGGTGCGGATCGTGTAGAGTTTCATCATGCTGAATATCCCTTATGTCCGTCCGCGCGTAGCGCCTTGAGCGCCGCGGCCGCTTCGGTTCCCTTCGCCTGTGTCCCGTGCAGTAAGAGCGCAAAATCGTGCGATGCTTCCATTGCATGGGAGTCGTCGTGATCAATCGGCAGGTCGGTTTCCGTCGTGAAAACCACAGTCGCGACGAAGTATCCCTTCGCGCGCGCGGCCGCGATATCTGCGCGCGTCCCGTCGGAAATCGTGATTCGGAGATTCGCCGGCAAGTCGGAGCGGTCCGGCAGTAGGTGAGCCGACTTGGTATAGGCATAAAAAAGCAGGTCCGGCCGCGCGACAGCTACCGAGCGCCATGCCTGAAAGTAGGCCAGATTAAAAAAGTCGCCCGAAACGTGGATGCGGACCGCGGTCGCCCATGTGGGGAGCGAACCTAGGATTAGGTCGGCCATTCCTCGCATTGTCCTGGCGCCCTTTAGCAGGTCGAAATTGTGCCAGCGCGAGGCGCGAACCGAAGGGAATGCCGCTTCGTTCGATCCAGCGAAGCAACGGAAGGTCGCGTCCGGTCCGTCGGCGATTTTGCCGGTCGCCCTGTCGGCTTTGGCAAGGCAATCGAAGGCCATGGGGCAGGTCCACCCGGCCGGCATCGAGAACGTGGCGATGTGGCCCGAAAGCTTGGCGTTGCCCCTGCCGAAGGCCAAGCGGTCGAGGATGGTTTTGGCTTCCCCTGAAATCATGATTCCCCCTTTACTGGTGCGTCCGCTCGAGCGGACCGTAGATTGCGCGCGGCGGCTTCGGCGGCGAGGGCGGCGCAGGTCGGGCGCGTCATCGACCGTCGCGCGCGGCTGCGTAGGCGACGGCGTCGGGATATGTCGTAGCGTTGCCGTCGTCGTCGCACAGCGTGCGGATGGTCTCGGCGCACGCGGTCGAGACGAGCAGGTAGACGGTGAGACCGGCCCACGATCCAGCCGCCGCGGCGGTCCCGGCGTGCTCAGCCGGGCAGTAGTCGACCCCGAGGTCGCCCGTGGCGCCGCAGTATTCCCCTGTGACCGTGCCGCACTGGCACCGGTCGTCGTTGGCTTCCTTCGAAATCATGATTCCCCCTTTACTGGTGCGGCCGCTTCGGCGAGGGCAAGCTCGGCTAGGGTCGCCATCACATCGTGTCCGCAGCGCGAGTCGTCGATGCGCGGTACGGCTCCGTACTTCCAAGCCATATCCCGCGCGGCCTGCGCGGTCGTGAATACACCCAGTGCCTCTACTCCGCCGCAGCTCCGGTGGCCGAAGAGGCCCCAGCAGACCACTAGGGACGGGTCGTCGGTCTGTTCCTCGATCTCGTCTCCGTCTGCGGTGACCCAGCGGGTCAGCCCGTGTATTTCGTATGCGTCGTACTCAGCGGCCACCCCGGCAACGCAAACCGGGTCGGTTTCATCGATGCGACTCTGGATCGGCTCGCAAGCCATTTCGTCGCATGGGGCGTCCGCTCCTAGCATCCAAGCGGCAAGCTTCGGATGCGTGGCAGACCATTCCTCCCATGTCGGCCGGTCGTCTCGTTCCGCGATCATCCCTTCACCTTCGCGGATGCGGCCGCTTGAGCGGACCGTAGATTGCGCGCAGCTGCGAGCACGATGCGCGCCTTTTGGGCTGGTGTGCGGCCGTTGTCCCGGTCGATGGCTTCTAGCCGGGCGCGCCATAGCGCGACTCCCGCTAGGTAGACCGGATCTGTCTCGTCCATCGGCGCGCAGTCGTGCAGCATATACGTCTTTGGATCGTATTCCACGGCTTCCCCCTAGCTAGTGGCGCCAACGTGGCGCACAGTATCTAGAAGCAACCCGCGTGCCATGCTCACGGCGACGCTATCGCCCCGGCACAGCGCTTCATGACGACCTCGAGCCACCTTGTGACGAGATTGCGGCGGTCCTGGCGGGGCGGTAGCGTGGCGCCATGCCGGATGGTGAATCAAGGGACGGGCGGGACGTGGCAAGCGCGCCAGCTGCGGGCCAGATGCTCGGCAACGTGGAGCGGGAGCGGCCGCGCAACGATGGGGTCGAGCAGCCCACTCCAAACCCTTTCGCTGGACTAAAGGGAACCGGGCCGGAAGACCGGCCTCGGGTCGGGGCGCGGGCCGCGGGAGCGGACGACGACGGGCCGCCGGGGAGCCGCCCCTTGGGGCCGCCGGACCTATCCAAGCCGGGGCTGAAAGCCCCATCGGTCCCCCCTCTTCGTGATAGCCACTGCTCTCTCCCCCCGAAAATCCAAAAAGAGCGCATCCCGCGGCAGCCCTGGCAACCGGAAGACCGGGTCTACGGGATCAAAGCCTACGCGGATCTCGGCACGGTACGGGACGCCTCGGAGGCTACGGGGATACCCGAGCGAACCCTTGAGCGGTGGCTCGGGTCACCGGAGGCGTCGCAGGCGGTCGAAACGATTCGCCGCCAGCACGCGAGAACGCGATCCATCGAAGCCGGATCGCTCTGGGACAAGGCAGTCTCCGAGTTACGGGACCGCCTTGACCACGGGGACCACGTCTTGACCAAGGAGGGCGAACTCGCCCGACGCCCTGTCGGAGGCCGTGACCTGGCGGTTATCGCCGGGATCATGGCCGACAAGACCCAGCAATGGTCCGACTGGGCCTCCGACGCCGCCGGCGGCGGGTCCAACGTCACACCTGACCAGTTCTTGGACGTTCTCGCCAACATCGAGACGCTTCGTTCCGAGCTAGCCAAGAGGCAAGCCGCGAAGCGCGACATCGAGGTTCACCCTATTGCTCCCCCAATCCAGGTCCAGCGGCCGGGGCGCAAGGTGCGCTCCGACGCGGGAGTTCCACGTCGCTCCGCGGACTCCGTAGGGGAGGGGGATAGATAAGGGGGAGGGCGCATAGTGTGCGCAAGGGCACCTTCGCGTTTCCCTAGAAACCCTTGCCGTTGCTGCGCTTTCCGACACTTGCTTCGAGGGCCTAGTTGTCATAATCATTTGGGGCGCATGTCGTTTGCATACGGGCCATACCACCACAGAGCCGCGTTCTTAGCGCGCCCGATCCGCAGCCGGAAGGTAGTGGAACAGGCCGAAGTCAGCAGTTTCGACGCCCCAGGCGACCCTCTCCTGCACTACGAGCAGTACGGCCAGCCGCGTGCCGATCTGCCCGAGTTGAACCTGCGCCGAGCCTTCCTGCTCCAGGCTTGGATGGACTGGTCGCGACCTGAGCGTGACCCGCCGATGAACTCAGTCGCTCGGTTCAAGCTCCGAGCTTGGATCGCCGGGAAGTACCCCGATGGAATGCCTTATGCAGCCGAACCCGGCTGGGGCTTTGTCGATATCTGCGATGCCTTGGGTTTCGACGCCCAGCGCACCCGCAAGGCAATCTTCGCCAGCGGCCCGCCTAGCCCAATCGGGATCAGGGGGCGCGCAAATGACCAGACGCGCGTCACCAAGCTGCGGCGCAAGCGGAAGAGGCGCTAGCATGTCGCGCATTGACGGCCGCACGGTCGCGGAATTGTCAGAGGAAGAGCTTCGCAAGCTCCTCGACGAACACGCGACTACGGCTGTCGCCCTGCGCCGGAGGGGCAAGTTCGCGCTCTGGAAGCCTTTCCCGCACCAAAGGCCCGTCCTTGAGTGCCCGAAGAAGATCATCCTGGCCGTCGCCGGGAACCAATGGGGCAAGACCGAACTGGGCGCGGTGAAGACCGTGGCCGGCTGTACCGGGGTCATGCCGCCAGCATTGGGCGGCGAAGTCCCCAAGGACTGGGGCGAGATCGACCGCACCGGGCGCCGCTACCTCGCAATGGGCGAGAACTTCTCCTCCGCCATCCCGAAGACCATCCTGCCAAAGCTGGAGTTCTTCATCGCTCAGGACATGATGTCCAAACCGCCCAAGCGGGGAACCGGCACCAAGCTGCCCGAGATATTCTACTTCAAGTCGGGCGCGCAGCTGCACATCATGTCCTACGACCAGGACGTGGCGTCCTTCGAGGGTGCCGTCTGGGATGGCGTGTGGGCCGACGAGCCGCCGCCCGAGGCGATCTTCACCGCTGTCCGGCGCGGTACCATGTCTCGGCAGGGCTGGATCTTGATCACTGCGACCCCGATCAAGGAGCCGTGGATGTTCGATGCCTTGGTCGCTCCGCTCAACGACCCCGAAAACATGGCGCATGAGTTCTCGGCGGTATTTCGGGGCGATATTCACGACAATTGCAGAGAATGCCACGGTGGCGCGCTCCCGCACGACGAGATCAAGGCATTCCTTGCCGGGATTACGAACCCGGCCGAGCGCGCAGCGCGCGAGCGCGGCGAGTTCTTGGACATGGCCGGCGTGGAGTTCTGGTACGTCAGCCGGGACACCCACGTCTGCCCGGCCCTCTGGTGATGTGACATGATGACTGAACAGGAACTCGAAGAGTGGGCAGGGGCCGTGTCGCAGCGCATGGACGAGTACGACGTGAAACTCGACCAGATCCGCATGGGCCTCGCCAAGATGATCCTCGGCATGTCGGGCCAGCCGGTCACCATCGACATCGAGAAGGACTTGGGCATCAAATTGCCTCGCGAAATCCCGCTCATCCTGCCGGGCGTCACTAGGCAATGAAGAAAAGCGGCAAGATCACGCCGCTTCACGGCAGATTCCGGCAGTCGCTCTACGGCGACGAATGGCGATCAAAAGAGACTCGGCATGTCTGCGCGCTATGCGCCAAGCCAATCCGCTGGGCCTTGGCCGTTTGCGCCAGGTGCTGGCAGATATACCACCACAACGAGCCGTACAAGCCATGATCGACGCGAAACGATGGCCCTCGGTCGAGGTCTGCGACCCGTCGAGCAAGCGTGGCATGTACCTCATCTGGGCCACATTCGCGCCCGACGACTTCGTCTACATCGTCCACGCCAAGCACGTCCCCGATGCGTCGTTTGACGTGATGTCCGAGAACATCAAGAGCGAGCGTGCCAGGCTCCCGAGGCCCCCGACGCTCGCCGTCATGGACCAGCGAGGTGGCCAATTCGTCTCCAATCGCGATCTGGAGAAGAATTTCTTCGACGAATTCCACGAACGCGGCCTGCACTACGAGCCTAGCGTAGATACCCCCATGCAGAAGCTCCACGACTGGATGCGGCCCGTCTGGCGGCCCGACGTGGAGAAGGCAATCCCCAAGCTACGGATCACCGAGCCGGTGGCGAACATGAGCGACGGTCCCATGACCGCGCTCCAGAGGTTTATATGGGACCCGACACAGACGAAGGCGTGGCAATACAAGCAGAAAAGCAAGGACTGGGTGGACTGCCTCCGGTACCTAGCCGGGTTCCCAGGGCTATCGCACCAAAGGCTGCAAGGGAGGCCGGAAACGGAGGCCCAGGGGCTGGCGGCGACGTACACCGAATCGAGCCGACGCGGCGTAAGCGTGGACGACCACGCAAATCGCCTCTTGAGAGAGCGGGGCTTGGTCCCGAATCTGTCCGAAACCTACTCAACAGCGAGGCGTCGAGGCTCGGCCTTCTAATCGGCTCGGCCAACGACTTCCTGGGCTTCGTCAACGCCTTCGTTGCGTCAATTATCCACGGAAATGGGTACAACATGGCCCAGCGCGACATATTCGGCGCGCTTGCCGAGCGAGGCGTGACAATACAGCCCGAAACTGGCGCAATTGTGCTTTCCGACGAGCTATTGCGGACAGTCGCGCCCCCGGCCGCACCCATCCCCGACACCTATCCGCAGACAACTACGTTCTCGGACGACATGTCGGGCTTCCGCGACCCACCCGTCTTGTCGGCCGCACCGGCACCGGCACCGGCGCCGCTCGAAGACGAGATGGACATGCCCATGTCTCGGCGCGAAGTAGTTGCTCTTGTGCAGCGCCTGCAACCCGCGCAGTATGCGCCTGCATACAGTCAATCGCCGCCCCCGACCATCCCGACATTCCGGTCCGAGGCGGTACTGAACGTACTGGAAGCGCAGATCAGAGATGCCTGGAAACGACGCGGCCGATCCTAACGTGCAAGGGGGAGACTCGCCTGCGGTCATGCAGCCGTTTCCCCCGTTCCCGTTCCCTGACCTCACGATGCCGGGCATGGACCCGAACATGGCCGGCATCTTGGACATGGAGGGGGCGGCCCAGCTTTCCGACGAGGCTATTGTCCGGCAGATCATCCAACGCCGCGACGAATCGCGTCGAATGCGCAACGCTCTTGAGCCGGACTGGCGCTGGCTTGAGGCGCTGTACAGAAATCGCACGTCTGAGACGCAGGGAAAGCAGGCGTGGCAGTCCGCGGTCACCTTTCAGGAGGTGTTCAACAAGATCGAAACCGCGGCCAGCCTCTTCAAGGCGGCCCTGCTCGACGCACCCGAGTGGTTCCGGTTTCAAAAACGCCTGCCAAGCGCCGACGAAAGCCAGGTCCGGTTCATTCAGCGGGTCATGGAACTCGTCATCGAGGACTCGGGCTTCATCGACGAGTACATCCAGGCGCTGAAAGACGCGCTCCTGCTCGGATCGGGCTGCGTCCGGCTCTCCTGGGAGCAATGGGTGGAAACCGGCCCACAGCTGGTGGATCTGCCGCTCTACGACGACCCGATGCTGATGCAGTACCTGCAATCGCAGGGCCAGCAGACGACTCGGAAGGTGGTTTCCCCCGCTCCCAGGCTTCGTGCCGGGCTGAAGGCCAAGCATATCCCGATCTGGTCGATCTACCCAGACCCGTTCAGCGACCACGCTTCCAAGGGCCAGTACTTCATCGAGGAGTCGATGATGAACGACTCCGACGTGCAGGACGGGTTCCTGTCGGGGAAGTTCCGGCCGGAAGGCAAGGACGGGATCGGCGAGCCAGTTGCGTCGGAGTACGAGAGGGACGAGCGGTACCGCAACACCGAACTGTTCGACACGCGCGACGCCAAGCGCAAGCGCCACCTGATCACCGAGTATTGGGGCGACCTGACGGACGAGAACGGCAAGGTCTTGATCAAGAACTGGCGCGTCACTATCGGGAACGAGCGCACCATCCTGCGGATCGGGCGCAATCCGTTCTGGTCGGGCTTCTACCCGTACATCTGGACGGTACCCCTGCGATGGGCTGGGCGCCCGTGGGGCCGGTCGATCTCGATCTCGGCTGCCAACAAGCAGGAAGGGTACAACAAGATCGTCAACCTGATGATCGACAACTTCATGTACTCGGTCTTGCAGGCGTTTACCTACGACACGACCGCAGCCATGAGCGGGAGCGACATCGGGTCAATCGAGCCTGGCAAGGTCTACAAGGGCCGAGGCGCCGACTTCATCAAGCCCCTCCAGTTCAACGCGAACATCCAGCAGGGCTACCCGATCCTGAACCTGTTCTCGCAGGGCATCGACGAGGACATGCGCATCAACGAGTTCGCCGAGGGCGCGCCTACGTCGCGTGGCCGGCCGACGAAGTTCGAGATCCAGCAGAAGACCGGGCGCTCCGACGCCATGATCACGAATCTGGCTCGGGATCTCGAGCGCCACGACCTCGAACCGGCCATCCGCATGATGTTTGAGATGTACTGGCAGTACGGCGGTGACCTGTCGAACCCCGCGCTGAAGGAACTGGTGCAGTCGTGGGCCGGGCCGATGGAGTTCATGGCCGACGAGATGCGCCTGGAGATGCTGGCCCAGGAGTTCCAGATTCAGGTAAAGGGCATCTCGGGCGTGTTCGGGCGCGACGAACTGATCGACAAGATGCAGCAATGCTTCCAGTTGCTCCAGTCGATCCCCGCCCCCCCGCAGACGCTTGTCGCCATGACCTACCAGATCATCCAGGCGATGGGTCTGGACCCGCAGTTCAACCTCTGGATGCCGAAGTCGCCCGAGGAGTTCGTCGAGGCGCAGCAACTCGCGGCACAGAACCAACAGATGCAGATGCAAGATGGTGGGGTGCCGCCCGCAGGCGGGCAAGCTCGGAGTGCGGGGCCTTCCGGCGGTGATTCCCCGGCACCCCCACCTCCCCCAGGCCCGCCACCACCTGGTGGCATGTAACCGGCAGCCACGCCGCCGACAGAAGATGCGGATGGAAGGGTGACTCAAGTCCCCCTAGAAGGAGCAGAAGATGGCAAATCGTCCCCTATGGTCCCAGAAGCAGTCGGTGTTCGCCGGCGCGGTCGGCAGCAAGGCTGCGAACTTCGGCGGCTCGCTCGCCACCACGGTCGGCTTGACCGCGGTTGCGGCGGTAAGCGGCAAGAAGATCCGGCTGCGCGCGTTCAACATCAACACCCACATCAGCGTCGTGCTGAACGGTACGGTTGCACCGCAGATCGCGTTCACCGACTCGACGACCTACAACACGGGTGTCGTGTTCCATGCGATCTCCTACGGAGTCGCTGCCGCGGCTACTCAACCGCCGGTTCTAAGCGGCTTGGTGGTATTGCCGCTCGACGGCCCGGTGTTCGAGACGACGGCGGGCAATGCCCTCGGCTTCGTGCAGTCGGTGACAATCGGGACGACCGGCGTCATCTCGGTGTCCGGCACCGTCTGGTACGACGAGATTTGATGATGCGGGGACTCATTGCGGCGGCGGGGCTGATCCTCGCCGCCTCCCCGGCATGGGCGCAGACCGCCAATGCGCCCTACTTCATGCGCATGCAGCAGGGGGCCACTATCGTCGCGGGCCAGATCACCTGCGGCTCGACTTCCACCTCGGTGTACGCCGGCGACGGCGACGTTCGGGCTATCCGAATCAGCGCCGCCGACGCCAATGGCGTCAATATCTGCGTGCAGACTGGTGCCGCGAGTCCCGCTACGCCAGTCCCCTGCACCGCGGCCTTGGCTGGGGCCTACTTGGCGGCCGCCGGCCAGTCGATCTCGTTCGACCGCAGCGTGAAGAGCGTGTCGGTATCGTGTCTGCGAGGTGGCGCCACCGATGCGGTCATCAAGTACATCGTCGAAAAGTAGCGTCTGGATCGTCGTCCTCTGCCTGGCTTTGGCCCTGCCGGTCATCGCCCTAGGGCAGGGGGCGGCGAACCCGACATTCGCCCGCATCCAGCAGGGCGCTCGCATCGAGGGTGCGGTAGTCACCTGCACCACCAGCGTGACCCCACTCTTCAACTGCCCGGTCCCGACGCCCCCGTGGGGCGACTTCCGGTCGATCACCTGCCTGAATGACGGGTCAACCAAGGTGCAGGTCTGCCCGAAGTGTACCTGCGTGTCTGCGGACCAGCTTGTGAGCCTTGCGGCCGGCACGTCGTTTACCTTCGGGGCGAGTTCACGGGAACTGTCGCTTTCCTGCATCACGGCCAGCGGCACGACGACGGTGCGATGTATCGGCGAAAGATAAACCCCGAGCAGGTAGCCCTCGCCGTGGTCGCGGCGATCTGCTTCGTGCTGGCCTTCCTGATCCTAGGAATCAACGCCGCCTGGCCGGCGATGCTGTCCGGCTACTCGGGCGGCGGCAGCGGCGGGACTGCGATCACGCCGAATTCCTGCACCCTGCCGACTGTCGCCACGGGCATCGACGCCGCCGGGACGCTCTCCTGCACCCAGCCGACCGACTCGACGGGCAACGCCGCGACGGCGACGCTTGCAGCCGCAGCTACGGCGCTGGCAGCCGACCCGGCCGACTGTACGGGCACCCAGTTCGCCCGCGGCATCGCCGCCTCCG